AACTAAATATAAATTCTGCAATCTATGAACGGGAGTTTCTGAAATTCTAAGTTCAATTAAATCTCCAACATAAATCATATCATTATCTAAGGAAAAAGACATCGAGTAATCATCTGTAACCTGTAATCTATAATCACCTGACCATTTATTCAATTTACCGCACAAATAAGAAATTATATTTTCGTTTAACGGAATAGGGTCTAATTGATTTGTATGATTTTTAACTTCTTCTTTATCTTTATTTTCGGCATAAAAACAATATTTTTGAATTTCTATAACTTTGTAATATTCACTACAAAATTTAACATAATTTCCTATTCTTAATTCGTCACTACACATAATATTTATTTTTTAAGTTATAATCGTTTTGCTGACTTTGGGAAAACGATAAAAAAGCCGAACGCATAACAGAATTTACAATAAATTTCAAATTTAGTAGTAAAATAACATTTACATTTCTAAAGAAATTTAATAGTATCGGAAAATACTAGGTTCCGAAATTTGCTACTTCTTGTAGCTTAAAAACTTTAGCGGTAATTATTTATTGCTTATACAAATATACAAAAATAAATTAAATAAACAATACTTTTTTTTAAAAGTATTGTAAAATTTGTTCTTCTATATTTTCATCAGAAACCCCGAGCCACTTGCTTATTATTCCTTTAGTATCTTCATAAAGTTGGTTAAACTCGTTTTGGTCCATACTTCCAAAACTTATAGAGTTAGCTAGTTTATAAACCTCGCCAGTGATTTTGTTTACTATTTCGTCGTAACGACCAGATGTTATTATTAAATCGCGTCGCATATCTTCTAACAGCCTATAATCGCTTTGATTTTCAAAACATAGTTTAAGCAAAGCGAAGTATTTTTTATGAAAAGATAGGTTTCTGCGCTTAGTGTAGGTTATTTCTATCTGTTCCCCAATTGGTATTTTAGCAAAGTTTTCATAGTCGGAATCATAGCAAGGCTTTAGACTTCCGTTTATCTTTATTACAAGTATTTTCATAGTTCTTTTAAAAGTTTTCTATAAATAGCGTTTGTTTTCTCGCAGTTTTGCCCGCGCAAATATTGCTTTTGAATTAATTTTTTAATGCTTTCTAATGTGTGTGTCATAATTTATTTTTTATTTAATCCCTTTATTTTATGTTTTCAAAGATTTCCTTAAAACATTGTTAATTGTGATTGATGATTGTGTAATCTCTTTAAACTTGCATCAAAATAATCTTTGTCAAGTTCACACGCGGTTAAATCAAATTTATAATCGTGACAAGCTATTGCAATACTTCCAGAACCTAAATGCGTGTCAAGTATTTTATAATTAGATTTTGCATATTTATCTAAACAATATTTATATAATTGTGGTGGTTTTTGCGTTGGATGAAATTTTTCAGATTTATTTTTATAAGCGCTATATCTAAATATTTTATTTGCTCCAGAAAAAGAAGTCCAAGCCATTTCACAATCTGAAAATGACAACCCTTCAGGAATTTCTTTATCCCACATAATAAACTTTTTACAAGGCGGTAAATCAAAATAATTACCGCCCCAAATAATTTGATTTTTAGAAACTCTAAATAATTCATCAAAATATTCTTTTGTTGGTGTAGAATTATCCCAATCTTTTGACTTCCATTTTCTGTTTTTAGCTTTTGAAGCCTTAGGGGTTTTTCCTATGCCCATATTCATATTAGCCAAATCAATACCATAAGGCGGGTCTACAATAGCCAAATCAAAGTAATTATCAGGATAGCGAGCCATTAACAACATATTACATTCGTTTGTTATAGAGATATTACTCATTTTATTTGTTTTTTAAAAATTTCATAAAGCTGTTTTGAAGTATAAAACAACCAATTGCCGTTTGGGTCTTTAGATAATTTATTATCTGTCCATTGATTTCCATATGGCGAAAACCTTTCTTTATTTAGCCAATCAGCAAATTCAATTGCGTAACCATCAGCTACATTTAAACGTTGTTCAATAGTTTTTATCATAATTTATTTAGTTTTAATAATGGTTTTGTAGTTAAAAGGCGTTCCCATCCACATAGAGTGTGTTATATTTCTATAAAGTATTTTTGAATCCATTTGGTATTTGTTTTGCGAATTAAAACTAATTGGGTTTAGGTGTTGAGTCGGTGTTGAATAACCTCTTAATGTAAAATCGTACTTACCGCCTTTGTCTTCTACGCAATTTTTTAAATAATAATCGAAACTTGGTAATTCCAACTTACTAACACCTAGCCATCTTTTTGGATCGTTTGCTATAATGTCGCATCGGTAACGCAAATACTTTTTATAATACTCAATTCTTTTATAAATATAACTTATTTCGGTTGCTTTCATAACTATTCTACTAAATAAGGTAATGCATTTTTGTTTACGTAAAAAGAAAACTCCTCAAATTGGTATCCTCTACTGTAAGGGTTAGTAACTTTAATTTGCCCTAAATCGTCTTTCTCTAAATCAATAACCGTTTCGGCTTTCTTTAATACAAATGTACCTAAATGCCCTAAAGGTTTGTTTGTGCCGCTTGCTTTATGAATTACGGTGCAAATGTGTATATTGTATTGCGAAGTCCATCTTAGCAAATAATCTGCAACTTCTTTACTCATTACTAGATCGTTAGTGTTTTCTACTAAATCTGCGACACCATCAATAAACAATAGTTTTACTTTTTCTTTACAAAATTTAGATTGATTAATTAAAAGTTCGTCAGTAAATTTTAATCTTTCCGGAGTACTTAAGTGCCTGGTCGCAAAGCTGTGATAGTTTTGATAATTACCGCCAACCATTTCAATAGGTCTTCTAAATGTTCTTTGAGCATAATAGTTACCTTGCTCCGTGTCTATGTCGATAATACCGTAATCCTTTGTTCTATGCCCTTTAATGTTTGGGAATAGGTTATTTGTGTTCCCACCAATATACGACGCGCAAATGGCAGATTTTAAAAAACTCTTTTTACTTTTTGATTGCCCTACTATTGCGGAAAACTCTCCAGCGGTGCATACGGCTGTATCATAATGATTTCCTTTATATTCGTGCGTTCCGATTGAAATAAGTATTTCTGGTTTAGGTATTTCGATTGACAAATCAACAAAGCAACTATTAAATGTTTTATCAAAATCAAAAGTTTGTTCTTCTTGTAATGCATTTTCTAAATCTTCAAAATTTAAGTTCATAATTTATTTTTTTAGCGCAATTGGTTTAGTTTTTAATTGTTTGGTTATTAGTTATTTACAAATGTAGGTTTGTATATTTACAAGTTATAACTCATTTAAAGAATCCTTAGTCCAAATAATAAAATGACATGGATTCATTGAGTAATATTTTGTTTGAGCCAATGTTTCTGATTCTGCCATAATTTCAACCCATTCAGGACTTGATGTTAATGTTCTCGTTATTTGCAAACGAAATAAACGAGTTATAACATCGGTTTGGCAAGATTGGGGGTTCTGTGGTAAATTGTTCATTTGTATTTCTATTTAAAATTTGTACTAAAATTGAGCGATTGTACTTTTAAGTCCCCAACCTCGCCAAGCCGAGAACCGTTACATGAAATGCTACGCTTTGTTCATAAAAGAAAAAATATGTTCTACTATTGGCAAAGTCCAACCATCTCCTAATAATGATGCTGCTTTTGCTTCTGAAATTGTTTCGCAATAATTGTCTTTGAATCCTTGAAGCCTACACATTTCTATTTTATTATAAGTCCTTACCTCTGTTTGACTTTCAAAAACAATTGGCAACATACCCATATTATATCGAGTCATATATTTTTCAAAAGATTTAAAAGGTCTTTTTGAGTAATAACCTTCTAAAAGACAAAGACTTTTATTTCTATCAGAATAACCGCTTGTTAATATGTCTTTCAAAATAATTCCTCTATCTTTTGGATGTGGAATATCTACAACAACATCAAACATAGTTTGTTTTGTTCTAATGTTAGTCCAATAATAACGATCACGCAATTGTGCAGTTACTAATTGAGAATTAAACCGAACAGGATAAACTCCTAAAGCTCGGCTCATAATTCCAATATCAAGTTTATTTGCACTTCCTACATTTTCTTGAAAAAATATTACGTTAGGATTTAATGATTTTATGTGTTCAAGTATTTCAATAAATACAAAAAACAAACTCGATTTTTTACCATTAATTCCTGCGCGTTTCCCGGCTGAACTTAAGTCTTGACAAGGAGAACCGCTTAACACTAAATCAATGCTTTTCCAATCAGTATTCCATTCTCTCCATTTAGTAACATCTCCAACTTGAATAGTATCAGGATAATGATGTTGTGTTAGTTCAATTGCGTAAGTTTTTATTTCACTTGAATAATATTTATTGACTTTAAAACCTTGATTTTCTAAAGCAACTCGACCAGTATTCATTCCGTTAAAAAGTGAAACTACATTTAAACCCGCACTTCCTGTAACACGTGTTTTGCAATATTGTGAGTTTATTGGTTCATTCATATTTTCGTTTCGCATTGTAATTTATTTTTGAGTTGAATAATTGTAGTCACGAAGTTCACAACCTCGCAAAGCACCAAACGTTATATGTAATTATTTATTGCTTATACAAATATAAAAAAATAAATTAAATAAACAATACTTTTTTTAATTTATTTTTAAAGTTTAACATTTACTTGTAATTTTCTATATCTTTTATCATTTGATTTGCAGACTTATAGAAACTTTTTTCAACATCTTCTACGCTCCAGCTTTTTAAAACTTTCTTGCTAATTTCTTGCTGGTTATCGCTAATTATTTGCTTGTTACTTTCCCACTCTTGTAAAGTGTTGTATTTTTCAATTCCGATGATTTTAAAATAATTTTCTAACTCGTGATTGTTTAAATCTAAAGTTAACAGGTTTATATTAAATTCCACGCTATTTCTTAAATCTCTTTGAACTGCTTTTATAGCCAGTCCAATATCTTTAAAATATATTATATTTTGCCGTAATTGTATAGAAAGCAACTTTGCAAAGAGTATATTATCATTGACTAGCGTTTTTTCGCGTTCTAATAGGGTTTCATTGATTAGTTTTAGCGCTTCTATATCTTCTTTATAGATATTATTTTTATTGCGCTTAAAAGCGTTAAAAATGCGATTTACAGAATTTTGTATAACCCAACTCATAATTTTAGTCTTTTAGATTCTTTTTGTTTTAAATAACTGTAAATCCAGAAACATACTTCTTGTGTAGAAAGTTTGTAAGTTCTTCCGTACTTTCCAAAAGCGCCGTTTCTAATTGCTTTTATAATTTCTTTTTCTGGCAAGTTTTTAAATTCGCTATTTATTTCTTCGATAATTTTGTCTAGGTTTCTAAGTTCAAAATCTGTTCTCTCAAATGCGTAGGCTAAAGATTTTTTTAAATCAGAGATATTTTGCAGATCCATCACTCCTAAGCATTGTTGAAATTTGTTTAAGTCGTTCATTTTCTTGTGTTTTTAAATTAGTTGTTATTTCGTCTTTGTAACGCTCTTGGCTTAAATAAGTGGTCGCGTGTGGGTAATTATATTCTTTAAAAGGTTTGTTAGCCACAAACAACGGTAAATGATATTCTACTAAATCTTTTTGTTCTTTAGTTATTTTGTTAAATTTAACCTCGGCTAATTTCTTATTTGTTTTATTTGGGTAAACCTCCCAAAAGTCTGTAAAAGAATATTCAATAATTTCTGCTTCAAAAATTTCTAAATCTAAACTAGTTATTTTGTTTGTTGTTATATTGTTTATTTGTTTATCTATACTACTATTGCTTTGCCCATTGGTTTGTGTTTGCTTTGCCCCGTGGTTTATGATTGCTTTGTCTAGTGCTTTGCCGTTTTTTGGCGTAGCAGTTATAAGGCTAATTATATTTGCTGAATATTGATTTTTAGATTTTTGTATCATTTTTATAAATCCATAATCTACCAATTCATTAAAATACTTAATATAAGTTTGATGTTTTTTTATGCCTAAAGCATCCATAACCATTTGAGTAGGAAAGCCAAATTTTTCTTTCCAACCTAATCTATTACAATGTTCAATAGCAAAAAAATAAATTGCCGTATGGTTAGGGTTAACCAATTCTGGATTTTCAAAAGACCAATCAAACCAATTTCTAGAAAGTTCGTAACTATTCATTATTTTTAATTTTATTCCAGCAGATTCCGCAAAAATATTTTGGAACTGCTGACTGATTTTCTATTCTATTACAAGCCTTTTCCATACTATCTAAAACATCTTCAACTCCTAATTTTTGAATAAATTGTTTTATAGATATTTTAAATTTAGCAGATAAAGACCATCCTTTAAAACAACTAGAGTAAACTAACTCCACTTGTTCAATTTCAGCATCTATAATATTTTTTTGGTTTTTTAATATTTTTTTATACTGATTATATTGCATTTTAGCTAATTTCATTCTTTCAAACTTAACAACTAATGTGTCTGGAATATTTTCTAAAACGCCAGAACCTTTACCTCTATTGCAATCAAAACAGGATGTTATTAAATTTTCAATAGAATTATCTCCGCCTTTGCAAACTGGGTAAATGTGGTCTACTTCTAAAGGAATTAAGGGAGGTTTAGCAGAACAATACTGACAAGTAAAATTATCCCTTTTAAAAACTTCAAATCTTTTTTTTACACTAATTGAATGTCTCATTATTTTTAATAAAAAAATCCCACCAGATTGGAAGTAGAGTTCCGCACTGATAGGATAATAAAATGTTTTAAATAGTATTAAGTTCTCTACCAAATAATACTTTCACAAAGATAAACTAATTTAATTATTAAACAAGTTTTTTGAGTTTATTCTTTCGCTTGCTATTTTAAAATAGTTTTCGTCTTTCTCTATTCCAATAAAATTGCGGTTTGTGTTTACACAAGCTACTCCAGTTGTTCCAGAACCACAAGTAAAATCTAAAACGGTTTCGTTTTCGTTTGTGTAGGTTTTTATTAAATATTCCATTAATGCTACTGGTTTTTGAGTTGGGTGTAAACCTCTTTGACTGCTGAATTTTAAAACAGATTTAGGATTAATCTTTTTAGGGTTATAATCTAATGCGTATTTTTTAGAATTAATTCCAGTCGTATCACTTATAAAGTTTTTTTCTTCAAAAGAGGACCTAAAAGATTCAATTCTTCTGTCTCTAACTTTTCCTACTACTTGGTCCATTTGTCTATAGTATATTACTTTTAAATTTCCAAATACTGATATTATCTCATGTCTTTTTAACGGTTGTGTTTTAGCTGTTGCAAAAGAACCGTGAGATTTATCCCAAATCCAATCGTACTTATAATTTTTAATATTGGACATTCTCAAAGCAGAACTAAAAGGCTCACTACCAAATAATACAATTGCACCGTTCGGCTTTATAATTCTATTTAGTTGTTCCCACATTAAATCAAAAGGTATAACGCTATCCCACTTGCACGCCGTTGTTCCGTATGGCGGATCTGTAATAATTGCATCAATGCTGCCGCTTGGTATTGTTTTCATTAATTCTAAACAATCACCGTGTAGTAAATTTATCATAATTTATTTTTTATAAAGATATAAAAAAATCCTATAAAATTAATTATAGGATTTTGTAACATTATTTTTAATTTGTTTTATAATTTAATACCTTTAGATAACAAATATTTTAGATGTTTTTCTTTTGTATAATTACCTTTTTCAAAAGCTGAAATTATATTTTTTTTACAATCTATATTAATTTTATTTTCAAGCCATAAGACATAATCATCAGTATAGCTAAAATTAGATGTTATTTCTCCATTTTCATTAAAAACAAAAGGAGATTTTTTTGTTTCATTTTTATAATTTTTTTTTAAATCTCTCATAATTTTTATTTTTTAAATGTTAAAAAGGAAAGTTATCCTCTACAACTTGTTTAGGCACAGTTACGGTTTGTTTCTCTGGCTTTAAATTAGCGGCGTTACTTTGGTCTAAAAAATCTATTTTCCAGCCTTGTAAGCTAACGTAATACTTACCGTTGTATTCGTTGCCTCTAATGTTAATACCGACCTTTACGTTATGGCCTACCGTGTATTTGTCTAGCATTTCGCATTTATCTTGTACAAAGTCAATAGCTACCTTTTGCGGGTATTGCTCCTCGGTTTCTACAACTAATGTACGCTTTTTAAAAGTTCCTGCACTTCCAACCGTTTCTGTATTTCCTAATACAATAATCTTTCCTAAAATTTCCATAATTACTTGTTTAAATTGTTTCTTAAATTCTCTCTTTTTTTCTCTCTTAAATCGTATGCTCTTTGTTGTAAATTTTGTTTAACTTTTTTACTTGCATAATACAAAACGCTGTAATGTTCATCTTGCATTAACTCGCTCCAATCGTTTAACTCGGGTGTTACCATTTTACTGCTAAGGTAACTTTGGCGAATATCTGGTGGTATTCTGTAAAACTCCTCCTCGCTCATTCTAATCATTAATTCGCTATTTGCTCCCATATTAAATATTTTCAATTAATAAATCAGATTCTAAATTTTCCAACATTTCTATAACTTCCTGATAAGTGTAAACCATAAAATTTTCAGCCTCTATGCTAGAAATATATTTTAAAAATATTTCTTTAATTTTTTCGTCTTTCATAATTAGTAGTTTTTTTCTTGTTCTGCGGTTACTAAATATAAAGCTTTTACCTCTTCAATAGTAAAATTACCTAGCTTTGCTCTGTCTAAGTTTTCTTGCTTAGCTGGTTGTTTAACGCCTTGAACTGATTGCTGTGGCTTACTTGGAACTACCATTTTTGATTCTTCTGGCTTTCTCTTGTCATTGTCTACGTCATCTTCGTCAGTAGCGATATGAAAATACTTTAATAAAAAATATCTTTCAGCATACGTCAACGCAGAACCTAAACCTTTCTCCCAATCATTTTGACCGTTTGCACCAAATAAATTAACGTCGGTTTCTCCGCTTTCTGAATCAATCCAAGTAAAACGCATCATTACCTTAGAAAGTATTTCGCTTTTAGTCTTTTCGTAACTTGTACCTATGCCAGTTTTATAATCCATACGCTCGTTGTCGATGCTTAAAATCTCTTGTTTAAGTATTAAACCTAACTCATTCATTAAAGGCTTTACGAATCCCAAAAGTTTGTCGCCGGTAACATATCTGTAATTATTACTAGCCTTGTCTTTTGCTAATCCGTTTACGCTTTTTTGAATTGTTAGCAACTTTTTGTAAATGCTTTTTTCCATAATTTTTGTTTTTTAGTTTCTCAAAGATAACTATTTATAATTAATTAAACAATATTTATTTTAATTTTTATGCAAACCAATAAGGTATTGCTATTTTTATATTTTTTGTTTTGTTAATATTGTAAAAGTTAAATCCAGATTTTGAATTTTTAAAGTTTGTTTTTACCCAATTTGAAGGTGGAGAAAATGCTGGATAATTATAATAACTAAAATCGTTACTAGTTGTATCGTCGTATATTGCTTGATGGCTATCTCCTTTGCTAAACTCTATAAAATTGCCGTTATAAAGTTTATATTGTTTGCAAAATTGATCTATTTTTTCAGCTTGTATTGCGTCTAGTTTAGGCTTAAATCCAAATTTTTGCTCTCCTATATCTTTACCGTGCGAAATTACAAAAGTATGATTGCAAATAGTATAATGATCTATAAACTTTTTAATAGTATTGACTTTTATCCTTCCCGAATACCTTGCCGTTACTATTTTTTCAAATGCACTACTAACAAAATAACTAAACAGTCCGCTGTGGTTGTCATTAGTAATGTTATTGCAAATTATTTCATCATAGTGCAAAGCCAAAGTATCTAACAAAGTAAGTTTAAATTCTAAGGCTAATTCAAACGCTTCTTTGTCATTCATATTTTGTGGCAAGTCGTGACCTTTACGCGTTGTTTGACCGTTTAAACCATCTAAGAAATCGCCTAGGTCATCTATAACTAAAATGTTTGATTTTTGAAACTCTAAAACGTGGGAAATCATTAAATTTAAACGCGTTAAAACTTCTACTTTGTCCCAAACACCGCTGTATAAACTGTCGCCATCTTTGCCGTTAACATCCATAGCGATATGAACATCTGTATAAACCAACCTATCAAAATAATCTAAGTTATTTATTTTATTTGGATTTATATCTAAAAATATAGGCTTTATAAATTTACCTATTACAGATTCTAAATTATCGTTTATATTTATAACGGCTTCTTCTTCTTCAGTAAAGAACGCTATATTATAAACCATATGCGACGCGTTATGACTTACAAGTTTAGAACTTTTAACAGTAGATTTTTCAAGTCCGTAAACATCGCAGTACTCGTCAATAGTGTAAAATCTATTTTTATCTATGCTCCAGGCACTAGGCAAACTAACCTCATTTTGCTTGTATTGGATTGTTTCGGTTTTAGTTTCAATTTCAAAGTCTGAATCGATATTTTTTGCTATGCATAAAGCAATCAAACGTCTTAAGTTATCATTAAAAATTAAACCGTTCAATTCGCAATATTTTCTTGCGGTTTTAGTTTTGTTTCCGTTGGCTTGGTAAATTGCTAGTATTTCTGGTATGTTATATTTCATTTTTCAGCAAATTAAATTCTTCAAAAGTTATAACTTCTTTTTTTTCATCTTTTGTCATTCTAATGTAATAGTCGTCATCTGAACGAAATTTAGTAAAGAAACAACTTTCGCCCTCTTTGCGTTCAAGTGCCGCATTATGTTTCCAGATATGCAACCCTTTGCAAAGTTTGTAAATTTTCTCTACCGTAAAATTAGTAACGTCTACTTGTGTGTTCTGAATTGTTCTCATATTAATTGGTTTTTAATTTATTTATTAATTCTTCAATTTTTAACTCTAAGTAAATAATTCTGTTTTCTAGTTTTATTGGCTTTTTATTCCATTTATTCCAAAAAGCATTTCCTTCTTTAGAATCTTGCCAAATAAAAGCAATTGTTAAATCTTGTTCTTCAATATTTTTTCCTTGATTATAAATATTTTCTAAGGCTAATTTTCTAATTTTTTTAGGTAATTCAGATATTTTCATAATTAATTATTTTTCAAATCTGTTAGTATTTCTGATAATATTTCTTTTGCGTCTGAAAGTTCGCGATCTAACTCCTTTATTCTTTGCTCTAAAGCTAAAATTCTTTGCGCTTGGTACTCAATTACATTTTCCATTTTACTTGGTTTTATTGGTTAAAATTTCTATTATTATTTCTTTTAATTTTGGAGAAACATCTTTAATATTTCTAAAACTATCTTTATTGATAAATTTTAAAATTTGCTTATCTGTTATCATTAGTATTTTTTTAATCTGGTTATTAAGTAGTTTTTAATTTTTACGTATCTCTCAACGTCGTTTGCGTATTTTGTGGCTAGGTTATCTAATCCTAATAACTTACAACGTGCAGAATTTTTAATTAAAAACTCTATTTTCAATTGTGCCATATCGGTTAATTCTTTTATTAGGTATTTCATTATACTAATATATAATTAATTGCGTCTTTTAAGTTTTTTCTTTCAATTGAGTTTTTGTTTAGAATAGAAGATACAAAAATACTATCTATATATACCAGATAATGATTGTACTTACTTTTTTCTTTAGTAGCTACAAAATAAAATACTATTAAATTTTCTCCTATCCAAAGTTCTTGAAAATATTTACGAATCCCATCTCCAAACTCTAAATCTCTAAATTCGTCATTGTAATCATTTTGTACTTTTTCTTTTAAAAGGTTGCAGATGTTTTTAATTGCTTTCATAATTTTATTTTTATTGGTTATTTCTTTAGCAAATATAAGGTGGTTATTTAATTAAACAATACTTTAATTGTTATTTAACATTTATTTAACAAACGCAAAAAAACCCGCTAAACTAATAACGGGTTTCTCAGTTGCTAACCAAAACAAAAAAAAATTATGAAAAAACAAATATAAAAAAATAAACTATTAAAAACTAAAAAATCTACTATAATATTTTCTTGCTAAAAACGCTAAAATTATAATTACAAATATAATTAAAAAATATTTAAAATAACTTTCTTTTCTGTCTACTTTTTTTTCTTGCAGAACCTCTTTAGTTTTATTACTTTGTTGTTTAGTAGAAACGGCTATTTTAACCTCTTTAATTTTACTTGTATCTACTAATATAACTTTTGCTTTTTTCTTTGTTAAACGAGTGTTTTTGTAGGTTAAACCATCAACCACTATTTCTTTATCATTGTCGATTGGTTCGTAAATTACAATATCGTTTTCTTCGGTCTGAATTACATTTTTATTTATAACTAAAACCGCACTATCTTTTTTGGTTTCTTTTGTTTGTGTAACAGTTTCTTTGTTTGCTTTTTTGACTTCTACTTTTCGAGAGCCGCAAGAAATTATAAGCAACGATAAAATAATTATTAAATTTTTCATTATATTTTAGGATATGTAATACCGTTATCGTCTTTTATTATAATTCCTTTATCAATTCTTTGTTTCAAAACTCGCCAATCAAAACCGTATGTTTTTTGAAAATGCGGTGCGTCTTTAAAAGATTTCCAATCACCGCCCCATTCCCATCCAGCATCTTTAAAAACTTTCACTACTTCCATCCAATCAGCAATTCCGTCACCATCAAAATCTTTAGTTGTATTCCATTCTGCTGTTTCAAATGTTCCGTTATTATCTTTATCTATAAGCAAAACAATATCGAATGCTAAACCGTAATTATGAATACTTTGCCAACCTTTTGCATTAGTTACTTTAGGTCTTTTATTATATAAAGCGTCTTGTTCGGCAGCACTCCTGTAAACGTAAGCAAAACGTAACCTTACATTTTTACCTAATTGATTGTTTGCTTTTCTATAAAGCGTATCTAATTCTGCACGCAATTTTGGGTGTGCTGTTTTAATTCTTTCTAGTGTAATTGAATCCATAATTTACTGTTGTTTTTTATTTATAATTTTGTCAACTACCGTTATACTCAAGCTACCCAACGATAAAACTAATACAGCGTTTACCAAAGTATCAGTTTGATAAATTAACATAGAAATTATCAAACTTATAGAGCCTAAAACTCCTACTAGTCGCTTGCTACTTTCTGGAGTATCGCTTTTTAATATGTTTGTTAAAAATTTTATCATTTTAAAAATATTTCTTTAATTAATAATAGGACGCCCGCAAAAAATAAACCAATTGCAGACTTTCCCCAAAATTGTGTGTTATCAATGCTTTTCTGTATGCTAGAAAAATCCTTATCTAATCTTTCAACTTTCAACTCAATTTTATCTAGCAGGAAAACCATTCCTTTATTTCCGTTTAAATTAGAGCCACCAATTAAATGCACTAAATCATTTGTACTATTTACAATTGCATCAATGTCTTTTTTTAATTCTTTTCTGTGGCTTTGCTCGCTATCTAATTTTTCGTAAACTATTTTTAATTCTCTTGATAATTGCTCGTTAGTCATTCCATTTTATTTGTTAAAAGTGTATATTATTCCCAAACCGTTCGATAACTTCCAATTGTTACCGCCATAATTGTAATTCAAATCTGTTCTCCAACTTATGTTGCTAGTTACTAATACCCCGAAGTTATCGTTTAAATAATAAACGGTATGTAAATTCGCTCCAACTGTCCAATGATTTAACTTAAATCTCTCAATCCAGCCCGCTTCGATAGTCGGTGTAAATTGCAACCTGCCTTTGCCTATTCTTTGCCCTATTTCAAAGGCATATTTTCTGAAATCTAAACTATTGAAATTCTCGTAAAGTATTCCAATAGTTAAATTTTCATTTGAAATTACACCCGCTCTAAATGTTAAATCTAATTCGGGTTTGTTGTTTGTTGCGCTACTTCCAATAGTTGCGTTTCTTACATCTGTTGTAATACTTACATACTGCTCCATTCCGTAGTGGTCATTTTGAGCGTAAGAAATTAAAGAAAATAACGATAATGCGATTAATTTTTTCATAATAAATGTTTTAAGTTTTACCAAAGATAAATAATTAAAACAATACTAAATTAAAAATTAACATTTATTTTTTCAACTCTGTAATTTCTGCTTTTAAAGTTTGGATTTCTAAAAGCAAAGTTTCGCGCTCTAAGATACAATCTACTTGCAATTGTGTTAGTATATCGGTTAAAGGGAAACCATCGCTTAAACCTATCGCAACGCTCTCGACGTTCGTTTCCGATTGACTAAGTACAACGCCATCTTTCAGTACCGTATCCAACCAACCTACGTGTGCGCCTTGAATTAACCCTTCTTTATTCCATCTTACCAAAAATTCGTTTGGTGTTCTTTCTTCTGTAAATGCTGCCATTTTGTTTTTATTTATTAATTATTATGAACTTGTTACTGTTTCGTATGCCGTTGCTCCACCAATTCGTATTTTGTTTAAAGTCGTATTAAAAAAAGATGCTCCTTTAACGTAGGCGGGTTCGGTTGCCGTTGTAAATTGTCCTAGTTTTAGTAAGTTGGATAGTTGAATGTTGCCTATTACATCTAATTTTTCAGTCGGTGCAGTTTTGTTTATACCAAAATTTCCTAACGTGTTAAACCTTGCGTGTTCTGTACCATTTGCTATATTTTGATAATTTGTAGAAAAAGCCAATCCATTTTGACCCGAAACTATTCCAAGTGTACCGTTTTGAAGAAAACCCAAAGCACTTCCAATTCCCAAGCCATTTGTATTAATCTGACTTGCGTTAAGAGATAAAACTGTTAGTAAACCAGTTTCGCTATTATAGGTTATTGGAGTACTTGCTAACTCATTTGATGCTGTTGCAACAGGTATTCTTCCGATTATTTGCGTTCCTCCTATTTTTCCCGATAGGCTTGCGTCTACGTAGGATTTAGGAGTTAAATCCTGTGCGTTAACTGGTGTTAAACCAGCCGCTAATCTTAATACTTTTGCACTTAAAACATTTGTTGCATCCTCACTAATGGCACTATCTACAAAGCCACTCGCTCCCTTTTTAGGTAAAACGTTTAGTGTTGGGTTGTTTAAATTAAATACAGTCCAAACTCCAGAAAAATATCTTAAGATTACATTATCTCCAGGATAAAAAACAAATGATGTGCTACTAAACGTAGCCGTACCTGCAATAACTCTTATTGTAAATTCAAAGTTATTTGTTAATATATATGCAGGATTGTAAACTGTATTAACTGTATTTATGTACGTTTTAAATTTTTGTATAGTAATAGGTAATCCTGCTGTTATTTCTGGTTGAAAAGCACCTACTCCAATTCCTTCTGGAAATTCAAAGCCATAACTATCGCCGTTATAAACTTTTCTAGTTGTTATTCCTCCAGAATTCATTCTAAGAAATCTATATTGATTATTAGGTTGGTTATAAAATGTAAAATCTAAACTTTCTTGATTTATACTTGAATTAAAAAGTCCATTAATCCAATAAATTCTTGCAGAATTAGTAATAATTCCTGCGCTTCCTACTAATTGAGCAAACGTCCTGTTTAATGCGGAATTTATTTGTGTTTGTATAGAACTTGTAGCATCTAAAAAATTAATTGTTTTAAAGTAGCTTAAAGAATCATCTATAAACACCTTAACGTAATTTATTAAATTATCAAATGTTAATTTTTTTCTTTTAGAATCTACACTATCTAAAATGGTAAAAGAATCTGTTATTATTGGAACTGTTTTTTCTAAAATTGGTTGCACAAAATCATAAACACCACCGCCACTTACTGCATTTGTACTGTTTTGTAATACTTCGGCATCAATTGTAATTGGAGTGTTTGCTATTTCAATATTACCACCATTTAATAAGTTTTGACCGTTAATACTAGCTATGTTAATGCCGTTTACCAAAGTATTTTGCTTTTCAGACAGTAAAGCATCGACTGAACCTTTTAAATATACTACAGGGTCTGAATTGTTTGAATCTACCTTAACAGTTCCACTAACTGTAACTTGTGCTTTAACCGCACCACCAATTGTCGATTTTTTAGCCTTATAGCTAGATCCTTGCGGACTTTGCGAAACATCGTTAGGATCTACAACGTGTATAAATGCGTTGTCAGGCACGCTTAAAATCTCGGTTAGTTCGGTTAATTTTTTATCTACTAAAGCCATCTATTGGAATATATAATTGTTATCGTTTTGAAAAATATAGTTTGTACTATCGTTAAAAATATAGTTAAATCCGTCAAAAATTATTAAACTAGTGTTTATTAAATTATTACAAAAAGGTGCAATATTTTCTTCTTGCCCACTAAATGAAATGTTATAAGTTTGGTTTGTGCTTATTGTTAAAGTTTCGCTTTCTACTCCGTTTCTAAAACCCATTAAAAAAAAGTTGTCGTTGTAATCTTCAATTACTATAAAATAATCTTTTTTAAGTAGCTTACTAAAATTAACATTATCAAAAGCGCTTATTTTACTAAAATTCAAAGATAAACTTTGATTGTAAGATTTACCACCGTCCGTAATTTGTTGCGATTGCGAGAAAGTACTAGCCCCAAGCATCTCAAACTTATAAATAAAAGTTTGCGGAAAACCCGTTAACTCTACACCATCATAAGCTATGTTTGAACGCGTTACCTTTTTGTAAGGTGCTAAATAAACAGACTTAACACCGCCAACCGCGTTTTTACATTGCTTTAACCTTCCGTTAGTAATTTCTCTCATCGTAAAATCTTCTGTCTAGTCTGTCGCGTCTTATATCTTCGGTTCTTGTGCCGCTCATTAGCCAACCGCCCGTTAGTCTAATTTTATCTACCTTATTATCCAAGTCAATATACTGTAAATACTCTGGTATATTCTTATAAATAAGAAACTTTTGCGCTCTTGCTAGATACATTTGCGCCTTAGTTCTTTGTGTTTGAGCTAAATATTGTACCTCGCTTTTATCTACTATCTGACTATCACTTGGTTGATGCTTGAATATACCTCCGTTATCAACGCTGTAACTTGCGATTTCAACGTATTCCGCAAATATTTGATGTCTAAGTATAGGTTTGAGATAATCTTCGTATAAAACAAGGTAATCACCCGTTAAATTGTTGTTTGTGAAGTCTGTTAATAGTCTATTATACAAAGGTGTGCCTAGTAAAGGCTCAATTACAGAAATTTGCACATCTAAAATAACGGGTTTTATCTTATCAACGTCAATATTACCACCTAAAGGAGTAAATTCTGTGATTTCTGACGGTCTAATTAATAGTGTTATAGGCATAATTTCTAGTTAAATCTTTTATTTGATGGTAAAAACCCATTGAAAGGCATATCTTTTGGCGCTGTATAAACTAATTTATCATTTGCTGGCAATATTTCGCCCTCTTTTCTTGCTTGTGCTGGCGTTATTTTCTCTGCTAAAGGACTGTTTACGTCTGATTTTAGCCTATAAGTTTCCCTAATCCAAAAATGATGGCAATCTCCACCGCCTTTATAAAGCCAAATGTCGTAATTATCAGCACCTTTTGCACCCCAGCCCGAGTTAACAGACGATTTACTCATTCTGTCTATGTCTTGCTTGCGATATAACTTATTTGCGCCTACCATTTTACTGCAAAACTCTCTACTATTAGCATTTAAACCCGTGCTATATCTATAACGGCTCTTAAATAGTTTACCATCTTGCGTTGGGTTTGTAGTTGTATCTTTTGCGTTAGGGTTTGCCGTTCCCGTGCTTGCAAATTGTATATTATGACCAGCAATAATAGTGTCTAGTTCGTCTTCATCTTCATACTCAACCTTTCTACTATCGACTAAATCATAACCTTGCAAATCGCTGTCTAAACTATCTAAAATCTCATCTAGTGTTGACTTTTTTTTTTCTTCGCTTAGTTGCGTTGGCATTGCAGTATCTTGTACTTCTGAAAGTGGTTTGAAGTAAAAATCAAAAGCCATATTATTAAAAGAAATGATTTCGTCAATAGCTTCTATAATTGGAAACTGTTTTGGCGCAATTACACGCTTTAAAAGTTGCGCTTCTGCTTCGTCTAGTTCGTTTGCGTTATTACCTAACCCCGTATTATCTTTAATACCAGCTAACATTGGCGAGGTTAAAAAATGCCCCGTCATTATTTGTTGACGTGCCTCATTGCTTAAAAACTCCCATTGCTTGTGCATTGATTCGTTAACAGGAAATGCTGTAATGGTGATTTCAGAGTCTTTACTAGCAAAATTTAAAACAAATTTACCAGCGTTAGGCGAACCCGTTAATTTAGCTTTTATTTGACGTTCAAAACTATCTTTTTCTTCTGCCGTTAACGTTTGACCGTCTGGCACGTTTATAAGATAACCAGCGCTTAATCCGTTCAGCAAAAAGTTATTATAAAAGTTACTTATTTCTTCTTCTATGTTTGCAAATTGCAAGACTGGCAAGTAACTTGGATCTGAGAAGTAATTTTTACCCGCTGAATATGGTTTTATGCAGTATATTTCCGATTCATCGTTAGAAGTACCGAACGCACTAAACTGTTCAGCTAATTTTGGTTTACTCCAATCCTTATTATAAAAATAGTGTTCTATTTCGCCCTCCTCATTTTCCAAACTAGGCACTACATATTGTTTAGGCAAATGAAATATACCCGTTACTTTTTTACGGTCTTTTGATTTAATAACTTGTACACTAGCTTCTCCGAATAGTTGAAAGTCGCTAACTATTTTACGTAAATCTTTGCTATTTAATATCGTTTTAAAATTTGCCCATTCTGTTGGCTTAGTACTTGCATTTTTAGCAAATAAGCCTTGCCCGTAAATTAAATGTGTATATGCTGTTATAATAGAATGGTTTGTTACGCTTCCGTTAAACCTATCTATAATGTATTGGTAAAAACTATTGTTAACGCCGTTTAAAACCCAATTTTTAGATTTATTTTCTTGCAATACGGGTTTAACGTAGTTGTTTAGTTGAATTAATTTTATTTCGCTCATATTAAAAAGTAAAAATATCTTTAGTAATTTTGTATTCTTGCGTTTCGTTTGATTGGTCGGTTATAAACAATTTTCCTCTGTAAATAATTTCGTTTGTATCAAATTCCAATATTGTTATTTGATAATTTGAGTTGTTCATAAATGATTGGTTAAAACCAATATACATATAGCCGTTAACCGTTAATTGGTCTAAATTATAAATTAAAACTTCTTTATTTTCTTCGTTATTTAATCTTAATAAAATACTGCCGTTAAAATACTTTCTAGGTATTATAACTATTTCGTGGTTTACCGCTAAAGGCGAAAGTATTTTCATATTTATAAAACGATAAAATAGCGATTTTGTAACAAAAACAAAAAACCCGCTAATTTATTACTAGCGGGTTTTTAAAAATAAAAAGAAAGATTATGTCGTTGGATTTACCACAGCTAAAAATGCCGTAATAGTCGCGCTATCTAGTAAAGGCGCTAATTCTGTTTCAATAGAAGTTCCCGTTAAATTATAACCGTTAAAATCTGCTTTTGCGCCTCCAGTAGTTGGTGCTACTAAGAAGTCGATTCCCTCTTTCAAACCTACTAAGTGATAGTTTCCAGCTTTATCTTGAACAACGGCTTTAGGAAAACCGTAAGCCAATAAATTTAATTGGTGGTTGTCCTCTTTAGTTGTTTTAGGCAAGACTAAAGTTAATGTTTGGGTGTTTGTAGTTGTACCCGCGTTTCTGTCAGATGCTAATGATTGAGCAAAAATATTTCCATCGCCTATTAGGTCATATTGAAATACGTCTACTAAAAGAGGATTCATTGCCGTAGCTACGCCGTTTAAAACTGTAAAAGGATTTTCAATGTCGTTAAATAGATACACCTTTGAAGTACCCGCTATCGCATTTTTGCATTGCTTTTTACGACCGTTCGTTATATCGCACATATATTATTTTGTGTTAAAAAAGGGCGATATTTTCAACCGCCCTATTATTAATTATACGTATAAAACGTTGAATTTCTGATTTACTACGTGAGCAAAAATAGTAAAGATAACGTCGTAGAAGTAATCCTTTCTTGGTGCTGGGTATGGGGCAATTTGAATGTCAGAATAGTCATCTAACAAGTCCGTACACCATACAAAGTTCATAGGTACACCAGCTAACATTACGTTAGGCGCTAAAGGTACAAATACAATTTCTACGTCTAAGTAAAAATATTTGTTAGTAGCTAAATCTACTGTAAAAGTATCTCTATAAACTTGTGCTTTGTTAAAGTTGTTAATTAATTTCTTAACGCTTCTTGATGCATAAATATAAGGCTTATCGTTTCCAGATAAAACTTCGTCAGGAATTGCGTTGTAAATTTTGCCAACTTCCGCACCAATATTTGCAGAATCTAAAACCGTACCGCCAACTTTAATTCTCTTTCCTACCGCATTCTTATTGTAGATAATTTTAGTAGTTAAAGAGTCAAACAATGTAGTTGGCATTGCAGCAACTAACGCTTTTTCATTTGCAGAAACTTGTGTTTGTAAAGCCCCAGCTGTTAGTAAAGCTACTGCGGTTTTTGTAGATGCTAAAGCACCGTTCCAATACTTGTTCTCTGAATCGTTTGAAATTAAAGGCGCTATACCATTTAAAACCAATCTGTTAAATTCATCTGATACATCATTAATTGCACCAGGTGCCATATCTCTATTGAATCTAGTAGAACGCAAGTCGTCTGGAGTAAATTTGTCGATATACTCAACTTTTACAGGGAATACTGTTGTATCGTCTATACCAATACTACCAGCTTCCGATCCCGTTGGGTTAACGCTCCAAGGTTGCATTGTTACCGAATTGATATTTTCAGTAATTACGCGACCAGCTTTAATGCCAGTTTCAAACATTACCAAACCATCTTCAACGGTTGCGTTTTTGAATAAAATTTCGGCTATAATGTCCGCTTTAAAATCTGTTGGGATTACCGCCCCCGTGTATGCTATTGCCATATTATATAAATTTAGTTAAATTTGTTTTTGTGTTCGATGAATTTCTGGTATGCTGTTTGCGCCCCTAATTGCGTTGGTACTGAAACCTTTGGCTTTGTTGCTGGTTGCGCGCTTAAAGCAACTATTTCCGCTTTCAAAACTACGTTTGCATCTGTAACCTCTTTTAACTTTGCGTTAAATTCTTCTGCGTATTTAATCATAATCGATTTAATCGCATTTTCAACCGCCGTTGCTTGGTCCGTTGCACTTGGTACATTTGGCTCTGAAAGTGGCGCATCTACATTTTCTGCTGCTGGCGCTTCCATTGCTTTCATCGAACCAATTTTACCTTCTTCTGTAACTGACAAAATCATACCATCCTCCAACTCGTAATCGCCAACTGGTAAAGGAACTTGTGTACCATCTTCTGCAACAACGAAAACTGCACCGCCTTCCATCATCATATCGCCCTCGTATTCGATAACCACCGAACCGTCTGCGCTTTTAACGCTACCCAACTTAATATCTACTTTAGGCTTTAATGCCAAAGCAATACTAGTAGGTAGGTTTTTCAACATCTCAATTATTTCTACACTCATATTTATTTCCGATTTTAAATTTACTTCTTCTAGTGATAGCATTGCGTCAATACTAAACCCTTTTACTTTGCCCGTCTTAACAAACTCACTCCAAACATTATCGTTGTCAACTTTCATAGTTGCAATCCAACTACCTTTCGGATAGCTTAACCCTAAAGCGTTTGATTTATCATTTTTAGAATCTTCTACTATCCAACTTTCAACAAATGTAACACCGTCGATTTTTTGGCTCTCATCGTGTTCTATTGTGCTATTCTTTTGGTGGTTATTTTTAAAGAAACCGTAAGATAATTCTTTAATGGTATTTTCTGAAAATGTTATATTGAACTCCTCTCCGTTTTGGTTGCGATAAATTGGCTTGTTTGGCTCTAATACTAAACCAACCAAAATGCGTTGCTCGCTGTCTATTTCTTTAAGTTGCAAAGACTGCGCTTTCAATGCTATAAAGTCGCCCTCCATCGCTGGATTAAGCACAAGCGAAACCGCAAAAACTCCTTTATTTTCTTCGGGATTATAAAAAGCCTCATATGTCCTCATAATTTATAAACGAAATAAATGTTAAATTGTAACATAAAAAGATTTTATTAAAACTTGCTGTTAGATATTATATTACGCTCTAACGCTTGTGCGGTGGTAACATTTGAACTAACCACAAACGCTTGTATTGGTTGGTTTTGACCTCCTAAACTAGACGCTATTTGATTTGCTCCCGTTCCTTGAACTAAATTGAAAGACGGTGCAGATGGTGCTTGTTGACCACCACCACCAGTATTTGAACTTGGTGGAGTTGAACCGCCAGCGTTGGTGCTTAATATTTTTTTAATTTGTATTGCAGAAAACGCACCAGCTAGACCAGCTTGTATTAATGGATAGGCAGGAAATAAAGTAGTGATAGGAGATTTTTGTGCTGTTGTATAAGCATTTTGCACACCCTCGTAACCCGAAATAGTTGCTTGTGCCACTGCTGTTGCTTTTCCTATTTTAGAACCTCTACCAGCAAGTTCTGCAATTAGATTTAAAGTGTTATTTGCCAAACCTATTTTAGCATCTTTAACCGCTGTCGCTCTAATTATTTCGTCCGCAGCCGCCTTGTCATCTATTGCTTTTTTATCTGCTGCCGCCTTATCGTCAATTATTTTTTTATCCGCAATTTCCTTATCTTTAATTTCTTTTTTATTTCTAGCAAATTGCGCTTCTAGTTCTACTGTTGAAACATTATTATCTACTAATATTTTTCTTTCTTGCTCAAACTTTGCCGTTAAATTTTGTAACGCGGTTCTTGTTTTTTGCAAGTTATCTTCTCTCGCATCGTCCTCAATTTTATTTGCTTTATCTAAAGCGGCTTTTCTTGCGTCCTCAATTGCTTTTCTTTTTGCTTTTGCTATTGCATCTGCTTTCTCTTGTAATGCCTTTCTTTTATCGTTTATAGACTTATTGTCAGCGTCTATTTTATCTTGCGCTTCTTTGTTATCTTTTACTTTTTTATCGTTTCTCTCTTTATCTATACCAATTAAATCTCTGTTTAATCTTTTAGCTAATTCATTTCTTTTTTCGTCGCTAATTCCTTCCTCTTGCGTTGCTTTTAAATATCTGTTTTTAGCCTCTACTTTTTTCTTACTAAAGTCATCTAACAAGTCGCCTCTAGTTTGCATATAATCTTCATTTTGCTTTAAAGATTTTTTTGCTTGTTCATTAAAAGCATCTAAGGCCCTTTCTGCTTCAGAAGTTATACCAACAAAATCAGTAACCGCATTAGCTACCGTTCTAAAGAAATCGCCAACTAATTTAAGCCCGGGCAAAAACTTTGTAACAGCATCAGTTATTTTTCCAAAGTTCAAAACTAAAGAAACTAACGCCAAAATAATTAAACCAATTCCAGTACCAGCTAGAGCAAGTTTAAAAAGTTTCATTGCTCCCGTAGATGTGCCAACAACAAAACTATACGCAGATTGTAAAGCGGTTGCAAGTTTAGATTCTTTAGAAAACAATCCAAGTGCCTCTACTGAATCTTTACCTACTTGAGCGTAACCACCCGTAACTGCATTTAGTAAACCCATTGCGCCGCCGTTTTCCAAAACCGATACAGAACTTTCCTTCATTCCTTTTGCAACTCCTGACGTGCTTTTTTTCAAGGTGTTTAAAGAATTATCTAGCTTGTCAATCTTACGGTTTGCGTCGCTTGTATCCGCTACAACTTTTATTACTTCGGTTATCATTTGTATATTTCTTTATAACTACGTTTAATTTGTTCTTTTGCTTTTTTCCAACTTTTTATCGTTGCAAATTTTCCCTTTGCTATTTCGATACATTCGCCACCGTTATAGTATGGCAACATATTGCACAATTTTATAATTTCTAGTATCATAATTTATCCTTTATGGATTCTGGCAAATTGGAACTCTATGTCATATATAGAAGTAGTGCCGCTAATGCTCTTTACTTTTGGAATCCCTCCGTTTAATTTAAAATCAGCACCTATATACATAGGTATTACAATAGCATATGTCTGTTCAACCAATGCAGTATTACTCATATTTTGACTTTCTTTAAACAAAATACCAGTAGAACCGCCTAAATCTATTGCTGTTTCAAACAGCCCAAATGCTGCTGAATTTTTAGCCTTAAATCTAAAAGTAGTTATGTAGTAGTCGCCTATATTTTGAGGTGTTATTTTTGAAGTAGAGACGTCCCATAGATTGACTACACCAACGGGCAAATATGTATTAATTACTGTATTTGCATTATTTGTCATTATTGATGTTACTCCCTGACTTATTACTAGAGGATTAGATAACGTGTATTGACTATCATTATAAATAGCCCAACCCCCTGCGGTTTGGTATACTTCCGAAAAGTTAGCATTCACTTTTACAAATGCATCTCTTAAAGAGTCCCCTGTTCCGTCGTTTGGTGTTACTCCTATTCCTATTACTTGCTGTGCCATAATTATTGCGCGTCTACTGTTAATAAATTGTTATCTGATGTTACTTCCGTACTATCTGCTGTTACTATTTTGTTATCTTGATTTACGTATAACTGAAACGATTTTCCCGATCCATTATTTACGTTTATAAATGCATCTCGATTTAATGACAAAGCATTTTCTGTAAATGTAATATCTATAAAATTACCGTTTTTAATTGCTGTTATAAATGCAGTTCCAAAACCTAAATTTTGAATTGTTATATTCATTACGCTTGCATTACTAACGTAAACGCTAGTTGTTTGCGCTAAATAGTTTACATAAATTTCTTTACTTGTTGGCGAAAACAAACCAAAATTAGTTTCAAAATTATTTATTAAATTAAATGTTGCGTCACCCGTTAAAAGGTTTACATTATAATCATTTATTCTATAATATTTTTTATTTAATTCCACTATATCGTTTAACTCTATATTTGTTAAAAGATAGTTTGGTAATTTAGCTTTGAATTTAAAGTTTCTTTTTTTTATGTTAAATAAATTAACAACGTACTTTTGCCAGTAATTTGAATATAAAGTATTATTTATTAATGCACCATTCCAAGTGCTGAACTCGTTGCTCCAAATTAAACTATTACTAACGTTATCTAATCCTAGAGTATTACTAGGCGTGTTTAAAGTTGTGTTTAAAGGCGTTTGCAATCTAAGCATTTTAACTTTTGTCGTACCTAATTGAACCACGTTATTGTAAAATAAAATAGGCTTAGGCACTACTTGGTTGCCAGATAAATCTCGACTTAAACCGTACTGAATATTAACTAAATTATTTGTAGCTACATCTTTTAATCTCTCAAATAATAAAGTTTCAAAAGGTAGTTCAACACTTATCACATCACCATCTAACGGCTTTAATTCAGTATCCTTCAAAGTCAATAAACTATCGCCGTATGCAACTATATTATTTTGCTTAAATTGTTGGTTTAGGATAGTCGTAGGCGGTTGAAATTTAAAATCAATTTGCCTTGCTAAAGTCCCTCGTTCTGCATCGTAATTTTTTATATCAAAATGTTTTGTTAAGTTGACTATTTTGCCGCTTAAATAATAATCGTTAGCCGTGTTTAAATAGATAGTACCGTTTCTTTGTGGAATAGCTACCAACTTGAAAATCTTAAACAAACCGCTTAAAAATTCTATTATTTTTAATTTAGGTAAGTTTGCTGATACGTTTACAAGTGCCTCGCTACCTTGCGAAATACCTCCGCTTGTTTCTTCTGGTGTTGGGACCCAACTAGAGCCGTTCCAACTTTCTGATCTACATACAACGGTTGCAGAATTAATTGGTATATTTATTTGAAATTGATATTTGTTGTTTACTAAATCGTTTGTGTTAATTGTAAATTCTCTCTCAAAAGTTGGTGTTTGGTCCTGTATTAAAGCAACCTGTACTCCATTGTTAAATATAGCAAAATCGATAGGTAAAGTATCATTATCATTGTTTATTATTGGGTTTAATATTGTTATTTTAAAGTAAAATCTTTTTTTATCATTTGCGCTATTTACAAAGGTTGTAAAGTTTAGACTATCGGTTTCTAAGTTCATAAACGTACCGCCACCTGTTGTGAAGTTTATAAATGAAGTTCGTAGTATTTTGTTTACGGTGTTATTACAGGCCCACATATAAGCCTCTTTAAACTCTGTTCTATTTGTAAATTCATTACTAAAAGTCAAACCATACTTAGTGCTAATCGCTTCTAGTATTTTTGATATTCTAACGGAAGGAAATAAATCCAAGTCATCTACGCCCTCGCCAAATGGTTTAGTAGTACCTACGTTTGTTGTTAGCAATTGTAAAGGGTTACTATAATTTGGTGTTGAATTATAAAAAAATTGCTTTCTAGTATTTATTAAATTGTAAACTATATCTCTATCAAACAAGCCCTGTTCCAATCCTATCTGAATACTTTGAACACTTGGAGAATGATCCAACGCTTGCAAGTCTAAAGATGTTAATTCATCTTCTCCGATTAAATCTTTTATATTTACTAAATCACCAAAAAAATTAATTGTATAGTTTGCGGGTTTGCCATCTTTAACGCTAACTTTTTCTAATCTAAATTTACCAATTCTAAAAGGGAAACCTGATATTTTAATTTCGCCCTTAACCTTAGTTCGTGCGTCAAAAGTATTGTCTATATCCGCATCGTAATAATGTTTGAATAAAAAGTTATTTCGGTCGCTTGCTGGTACCGTAAAACTTTTAGTAAAGTCAGTATTGATTTTAGTTATGTCATCGGTGTTTGCAACCGAACTATTAAAATCAATATTTTCGTCTTTAGATAAATCAACCTTAGTATTTCCTATAAATATTTCTGTAACCATTATACATTGTTAATATCGTTAAAAGCATATTCAAACTCCAAACTATAATTTATCAATCTGTCATTTTGTCTAGTCTTAAATTCTTGGCTCTTGCTAGATACGCTAATTGGTATAGCTTGTCCACTCTCTAATACCCAAACTTTTTCACTAAGCAATAATTGTTTTACAGCTTCGTTTTTATCTTCGGTTACAAAGCCGCTGTTAATTGTAAATTTACTCCTAGATTGCACGTTAAACGTGTTGAATTGATGCTTACCTAAAGGCGCGCCACCCTCGAAACTGTCGGAAGTTACAGAAATGGTATCTTTACGAACTTTAAACATAGTGAATATTTGACTTGCACCCTCTTTGTTTTGGAAAACTATATCAATTGGCGTGTATCTACACTCGTCTGTTATTAACAAAGTCTTAACTATTCCGTGGTAAGTTATTTCTACGTACTCATCGGTGGTGGTTTGGCTTAAGTCTACCCATAAATATTTAATTAACTCACCGCTAAAGGTTGAACTAGGTGTTTGAATAGTGTAATTTATCTCTCCAAGTGGGTAACTGCGTACTGCGATCATAATTAAAAGGGTAAAAGTGCATAGTCGAATGATATATTTTGTACTTCTGAGTCTACTTCTCGTAACGCTAGCTTAAATGAAGTGCTTGTTTTTTCTCTAATGCTAAAAATTACATCATTGTTTGCTCCAAAAACTCCTGAAACGTGAACTAACGAGCCTAACACTTCGTATTGGTCAGTTCCCACATTTGGAAATGTAACCGTTTTAAGTACATCAGAGCCTCCAACATCACCAATATAATAATTTGCTATTCTTAAGAAAGGACTTGCTGCTGGTGCTGCTTGTATTGCGTTAATTTGTGTTTGCAAACTAGCAACCTCTTGTGCTATGAAATTCAATATAGCCGTCTCAACTACTCTATGTTCGGTCGCTGTAATATCGCTTTGACTTGCTAAATTCAAATCTATAATTGCTTGTACTTCTGCTTGTGTTGCCATAATATTAAACTATAAAATAATCAATTGTGTAGTCGTCTGCGTTGTAATCTGGTGTAATAGATTGCTCTACTTTGATTGGTAAAATAAATAACCCGTTGCGGTCCACTTTGTATTCATCTTGTGTTACTAATATTTTATTAGTTGGGATAGTTGGATTCGCTCCTTCTTGAAAATAACCATAACCCTTTATTGCTAAATTTGTTTGCTGCAATTGTATTACAGTTGGTGCTACATCGTAGATAACGTGAAATCGAACCCAAGCTTGGTTATCGCTATCGTATAAACCAGCAAAAGGTGGTATAGTAATATCAAAGTCTATAAAGTCATTTACTATTCTTCCAATCTCTAATCTATCAATTGCGTTTGATCCCGTTGGGTTAAACCTTGTCTTTTGATAAGAGGACAAACTAGGTACAGCCGTTATGTTACCTTGCCAGATAAATATCTGCACCGTATAAGAAGTGCATACTAGCGAATTGCTAGGACTGGTTAAAGGAATGTCAATATAGTATGGCGATAATGTTTTAATCATTTGTTATTTTTTAAACTTGTCTTTAATAAATCTCTCATATCTAAACCGTAAGCCTCTATTAATTCTTTAGGCAACTTCTTGAACTCATCGTTAAAAGGACTTGTTAAAAAGTTACTTGTTTTAATTCCTTTGCTATGTATAGACCTACCAATTATAAATGCCATTTGCTTGAAACTCATAAAACGCCCCTGCTTAGTTCTAAATTGAAATCTCTTTCTTTTTACCCATCCTAATATTGGAGCGATAGGTACGGAAACTTTACCCTGTTTAAATTGAAACGGACTGCCTGGCGCTCTTGAATTATCTTTTGTGCCCTTAACTCCTTTGTCTACGAACGTGGCGTAATCTTCTGCAAGTAATGTAAACTCTAAACTATTCTTTGACTTCTTAACCGTGAACTTTAAACTTTCGCTTAACTTTCCTGTGTCTAATTTATCACGCTTTGCAAGTATCGCCTTAGCTTTCTTAGTAACGTTATCGCCAAACTTATTTAATATTTGTTCTGTTAACATAGCGAAACCAAAATGTTTGGCACGTCGATTGTAAATGTCATAACCCAACCGTCTAATAAATTCTTTTTACTCTCTGTCATCTGTTCGAGGGTAGGATTTTCGCTGGCGGTGATATCGTTCTCCTCAAAATCTTTAAGCATCAACAACCATAACCTATTTACAACAGCTAAAGTTTCGTTTAGATTATCTATTTCGTTGTCGTTCTCGTAAAATTTATCTGTTGTTATCTCTTTGTTTATATCTCTAATATCCATCGCACCAATTTGGCAGTCAAATCTTATGACACTATCGCTAGGAAAAGAACAGTTGCCAATGCTAATATGTAACAGAGGAAATATATTTTTCTTACTAATGTCAACGTCTTCAAAGTCGCCTTGTGTTATTGTGTTAATAAAATAATCCTGCTCGGCTAGAGTCTTAATGTATCGTAAAATTTCGCTGTATCCGTTCATATAAGTAAAACGATAACATTGCTAATATGTAACAAAAGCAAAAAACCCTACTCCAATGAATAGGGTTTAAGCCAATAACAATTTTCCTAAGACTAATATTATTAAAAAGATACAAATGTTATTTACATAAATCTAATATTTCCATATAAACCTCATCTGTAAAAAATTCTGTTAAATTTATTCCGTTTTGTTGTATTTCGTCAATTACACCATCTTGAATTGTAACTGTGTAATTTTCTCCTCCTACTGAAACTTCTATCTCTTCCATATTATATAAACGGATAAAAAGCGCTTTTGTAAACCAACCCTCTATTATCTAATGACGTTTGTAGCTTGTCTAATCTAAAACAAGAAGACTTATGACCACTAAATGCGTTATCTTCATACCATAATTCTTTTTTAGGAATCATAACAACTTTAGTAGAATTATCTTTTAATCTAATTGTTGTAGGTATTAAAGTTTCTAAGTTTGCTAATTTGTAAATTTCTTGAGTTGTCATAATCTTTATTTTTTTTTGTTTAGCTTTATTGCTGGTGTAAAGATACAACCAACATTTAAATAAACAATACTTTATTTAAAAAACTTTTAATTTATTTTACAATTCCTTTACTTGTTTTTCGTTTTCGTTTTCAAATATCATTAAAAAATGATACGGAACTATTGCTACTGACATTTTATTTTTACCAAAAATCCAAGCTCTTTCTATTGCCTCAGAACGAATTTCGTCATAAACTATTTCTTTTATAAAAATGCTTTCATAATAAATTTTTACTTTTTTCATATTTTTGTTTTTATTAATTACTTTTAGAAAAAACCGCCTAAGTGTGCATTATTAAGAGGCAAAGGCGGTGTATTAAACAATACTTTATTTTACAATTCGGTTATTTGCTTACCGTTAGATTTATTTTGCGCGCTTATGATTGCTTTATTTTCCACGACCTCGCAACTTAAAAATAATAAACATTTATGCAAACTTAGTTGGGTTACTTTGTCAATCGCAAAGATGTCGTCTTTAGCTAGTTTTTTTATAGTAGGATACCAACCCCAATCTTTAAAGTAGTTCGCCATATCCTCACCCTCGCTTATTCCGCGCTCGAATATCTCAGGGTATAATCCTCTAACTCGCTCGCTAAATTCAAAAAAAAAACCAGCGCACCATTAGCTATATTCAAAGGCATCGATTTCATTCGCTCGGAATATTCCGCAGTACCTTTATAGCTTTCGATTTCGTACCTGCCGTGTGCTTTATTTCGTATTGGTCGGAATAGTATAGCCATTAGATTGTGTAAATCATTTTGGCTTGTTTGGTATTTCTCTAAGTCCGCAAACTCTCCTAAACTAATTTCTTCAAAGTCGTTTATAAATCCAAACTCTAAACCATCTAATTTAAAGGTTGCTTCAAATTGTGCATCTGTATTTAAAGCAATATCTACTTGCTTACTTATACGTTCAAAGTCAATAGCTTTTACAGTAACTAAATCCTTGTGAGGTATGTTTGTAAATATTGATACTTTACGTTTGTTAAAATTCATTATATCTAAGTCGCGCTCTAGCAACTCCATATATTTCTGGAACTGCCCTAGTGTAACCTCGCTAATATTTTCTGGTATGTTTATTTTCATAATTATCTTATATCAAATTTTCCTCTATGTGGGTTACTTAAGTGAAAGAATACATTGTATCTTATTGCGTCGATTGCGTGATTCCAATTATCCACAAACAAACTACTTGCTTTGTCGCTGTAAACGTAGTTATTTAATTCCTTAGCGACGTTAACGCTTTCTTTGTCTATTATTAACTGATAGTCTCGCATTAACTCAATACCAGCTTTAATACTTCCCGCGCCTTTTTCAGTTGCCTGTATGTTAAATCCGTATCGCTGTATTTCTTCTATTAGTCTAGGCTCTGCACTATCCGCAATTATTAATTCTTTGCCCGATACATTTTGTTTGTAGATCATTGCCAACTCGCTTGTTGTTAACTTTGGCTTGTATAACAATTCTTTAACGTATATTATTTTTAACTTTCTGTCTATTGCTACTTTAACTAATGTGCTAGGGTCAATACTAAATCCAAAATCCGCACCAAAGGAATAAGGTAGAGTAGTATCAAACTCTCCAAACTTCCAATTTGTAAATACAACACCTTCCGCTTTGTCTAACCAACCACCTAGTATTTGATGCTCATACTTCTTAGGGTTGTTTTCTTTGATTAACTCTATTTCGTTAATAAAATCTATGTTAAGATTATCTAAGTTGTTTAGATAGGTTGTATGTATGTAGGTCGTGTTGCCTTTCACTCCGTTAAAGCCTTCCGTTACTCCCGACTCTTCAAAGAACTTTCTATAAATCCAATGCTCTTTTGTTGCAGGATTTAATATAAGTATGATTCTATTCTGTTTGTTTTTAATTCTAATAGATAAGTTTATCTTATCAAAAGTACTTTCATCTGTCAACTCCTCAGCCTCGTCTAGCACCCAAGTAGTAACTCCCGTAATCGATTTAAGGTTTGCGGTCTGGTCGCCTGAACTTGTTTTAATACCTCTAAAGATTATCTCGCTATTTGTTTGCTTATTCTTTATCTCAGTTTTGTTTACATCAAACGCGTTATTCATTCCAAGTAAGTCTATTTTCTCTTGAAACTCTGGTATAACTGACAAGTGTGCAGAAGTCATTGTTTGTCTAGTGTATAGTATTTTATGCCCTGGTTCAAAAGATAATAGACTTGTAAACCTACCTACTTCAAATGACTTGCCAGAACCACGCCCGCCAGTAATAACAAAGTATCTAGTATCGTTACTTAAACTATTCCAAATCGGTTTCTGTTTGGCTATCATATAAATCCTTTATACTAAAATTATTAACCTCGTGAGTATTGTGTTGGTCTATCACTTGCTTAGGCATACCAAAGTTATACTGAAAGAATAATTTAACCGCCCAATCTTTACCCTCTGTTAACGCATCTAACAACGCCTTAAAAGCTAACGGCTCAAGTGGTGTTAATTTTTCAATTAAACTTTGCTCCTCTGCTTTACTCTTGCGACCTCCGTTAGTTTTATTTCCACCATTATTTCTTCTATTATCCATAATTCAATTTAAATCAATTAATTGATATTTGCATACGGTGTAGGGATCGAACCTACCCACTCAGTGTTGGAGACCAAGTCGCCTACCTTGGAACATTACCGCATTTCTAATTCATGCAAAAACTACACATTAATAACGATGAATATTTAATATTGTAACTTATTGGTAGAAAGTATTGCCTAAACACGCTTTTATGTATTCTTAGTTTCAAGGCTTTTTATTTGCTTTAATTTTTGCTTTCTTCTCTATTCTACTAACTGTCATGAAATTTATTTTGTAGCGTCGTTCTATTTCCCTTAGTGAGTTATCATATCGAAGTATTAATATCTTTCGCTCTTTCCAAGTTAAGCAATCGGGAACTTTATAAATAGTATCTTGTTCTTCTTCTTCTGCTGCTAGGTTTGCGCTTAATTCGCAATGCATTCTTTTATTCTCCGACTTTAACCAATCGAGCCAAACAGACTTTAAAGTGAAATAAATATAAAAATCGTTTAGTTCTTTGTCGTAGTCTTTTAACTTAAGATACATTTCGCTTACTATGTCATCAGCTAGAAAGTGATCTTTGCAAATACCTCTTGCCATCTTTACCCACAAATCGTGTTTTAAACAAAGAATTTCTAACATAGTAATAAAATTAAGTTATACAAATATAAGTTAAAAATATTATTATGTTAGAAATATGATTTTATAGTTTGCTTATTTCTTCTGAAACTTCAATATAGTAAACCCTTTTATTACATTCTTCTTGTGTGTTATTAATGTAAGGTATTTTTTCTAAAATTTCTTTTACCGCTAGTAAGGCAAATTGCTTTGCTCTTTCCATTTCTTTGATTATTTTACAAGAACCAACTTGTCTTTCGTCTTTATAAGCAAGCGGTCTAAATTTATAAAACAAATCCTTTGCTTTTTCTTTTGCTGTCATAGTTAGATTATTTCAAATTTGTAACCAATAATGTCCTCTGCTTGTTGTTGCGTTAGTTTTATTTTTCTATTATCAAACTCAATATGTTTTTTATCCTCAAAGTAATCTTTACAAGAAAAAGCCCAATCTTCATTTTCAAACTCGCTACCCTTTAGTAATTCTTTTACCGTTTGCTTTAATGGTTCTTTGTAAGCAAGTATTTCTGCAAAAGTACATTCATCTACAATTTTTATATTTTTTACTGAAACTTCTGCGTCTATCCAATAACCGCCGTACCATTCGTGTATATCTGTAATTATTTTAATCTTAGTCAAGTCGTAAATTCTATCGCTAGATAAACATTTAACTTGTTTAGCGTTTTTAAAATGTTCTTTGACTTCTTCTAAAGTTGGTGTTTTCATAATTTTATTTTTAAGTTTAATTTTTCAATCCAGTTTGCGTAATCGTTTCTAAATTTTAATATCGCTTTTATCATAATTGATCGAGAGTTAAAAAGTTTAATTTGCTTTGTAGTATTGTTGTTTGCCTTGTTACGTAAACAATATCGTGGCTGGTTATAAAAGGATTATTTTTATAAAGTCTTATTTCGTTTACTTGGTTATCGTTGTACATTCTGCCCAATTTAAACTGCTTGTCTACGTGTTCTATGTTTAGATATTTAACTCTTGATCTTACCGTTTCATAACCTATCTTTAAGAAGTCTGCTATTTGTTTTTTGTTGCGTAACATTATAAATGTTTTTTCTCGTAATCCTTGCAGATAACATTCAAAGCCTCTATACATTCTCTAAACATTTCTAAAGGCACTTTCTTTTGTAGGTTTTTTTGCTTGTAAGTTTTACTAGGTCTGCCCGCTCCTTTTGGATTTTTTTCTGTTTTCATAATTTATATTTGTTTTTACAAAGATACAACACTTTTACTATTAAACAATACTTTTATTAAAATTAATTTGATAAGCTCTATAAATATAATCTTTAGACTTTGGCAACTCTTAAAATTTTTAATAGTCATTAACTTTTTTATAGTTGGTTTTGTTTTGTGAAATGCGTGTACTTCTATTTCTGTTTCTTCTGCTAGCACTTTAAATTTTGTAAGTTTTATTTTTAATTATTCTTTGTATTACGCTACCAGAAACTTTAAATCTTTTTGAAATATAAGCACAAGTAACTTTTGGATATATTTTTTTAAACCTCCTAATCACTTTAACTTGGTGGTTGCTTAGTTTTGCCATAGCGTGATTCTCTCCCTTATGCCTAACTATTAATCCGTTTTTTAATGCGTGAATTGTATTTTCACTGTGCGTATTCCACTCTAAATTACTAAGATCGTTATTTTTTTTATTACCGTCTTTATGGTTTACACATTTTTTCCCTTCTGGGTTTTTAATAAAAGCCTCTGCAACTATTCTATGCGCCATATATCTTTTTGAATTATCATTTTTAGATAGTTTATATCTTAAATAACCCATTCCATTATCTAAGGGAATCATACGTTTTCCATTAAATGTAACTAAGTGGTTTTTAATTTTAATTTTTTTAGTAATTCTATTTACATTACCAATATTACTTACCTCGTAAAGCGATTCAAAACCTACTACATCTTTCCAAACTTCTATATTTTCCATAAAATTAAAAACCCAACAAAAAGAGTTAAGGCGCTCAATTAGTTGGGAATTTATAAAATTGTTAAACGTGCCTTAATCCGTTATATCAAATATACAAAATTCTTTTGAATAAATACCCAAGTCTGTATTAATTTGATTTCTTAAATTAATCCTTTCTTGCGGGTTTAGTTCAGTTAAGTTTTTAGATAAAGTTAATGCAATCTTTTTAGCGTTAGTATTTATTACAACCATTTCTTTATAGCTTAAACTTATCTTAGGAGTTTTATGTAAGCTATCCATAAACTCTAAATATTCTTTACCGTAACGCTTTACTATTCCTTTATGGTATTTTATCGTATCGCCACCTTTAAAACTATTAGAGGCGAAACTCTGAATGTGAATGTTATGTAAATTTAATGCAGTCGATCTATTTGCGCCAACCGAAATATTATGACCTCCAGCAAGTTTGCCAAAGTTATCGGTCGCAATACAAGCGCAACCATAATCTATAAACCTAGCTATTTTATTTATAGTGGGTTGCAAGTTTTTGGCTCTATAATTATCTGGAGTTGTCAATTTATCTTTTAAGACTTTCTTTTCTGCATTCCACTCTCTAGTATCTTTTAGCCTTTTAAGGTCTTTAGCGTGTATTATAGCGCACTTATAACCGCAGCAAATTTGAAACAGTTGCTTAGGCTCGAAACTTTCTTTACAAACTTTACATTTTTTTAGTTTCATATTTAATAATTATTTTGCTCTTTAATAAACAGAGGTTCTTATATATACAAGTTAGAATCTATGCTATATTTATAATTCTAAAGGCAACTCTTTTCCTGCCAGAACTAAATATAAATTCTGCAATCTATGAACGGGAGTTTCTGAAATTCTAAGTTCAATTAAATCTCCAACATAAATCATATCATTATCTAAGGAAAAAGACATCGAGTAATCATCTGTAACCTGTAAT